ATGATTTGTTTGATAAAGGTCAAGTAGAAATGCCTATCATACTAAAAACAAGTCAAGGACTGTGGTTAATAGGTGGCAAAACACGATTGGGCACAGCAAATTATGTTAAAGGATTACCTGCTAAAGTTTGGCTGATAGGTGGCAAGCAAGGTGTGGCGGAAGGTTGGAGTCAAAAGTATAAGAGTAGCATCAACTGTAGTCATCCAAAAGGATTTTCACAAAAGGCTCATTGTGCCGGTAAGAAGAAACACAACGAAGATATGTCTATGGAAGCAGTATGCCCGGATTGCGGTATGTGTGAAGCACACGGTAACAGTAAAATCTATGACAAGTGCTGGACAGGTTATAAAAAAGTTCCAGGCAAAAAGCGTGGCGAAGAAGGTAGTTGTAAAAAGATAGGCGAAAGCGTGGCGGAAAAGTTAAATCTTAAAACAATGGATACTGATGCTGTTATTAAAGACTTTGAAAAGTCTAATGCTCCGCAGTTCCGTGGCAAGACAAAAGAAAAGCGTAAACAAATGGCTATTGCGGCTAAGATGGGCGCAATGAAGAAAAAGAAAAAGATTGGTGAGAGTTTAGAAGAGTGGACTACTGATAGTCTAGCATCACACTTATTCGAGCAAGAGTTGACCTACGAAGATAGGCTAAATAACATGTTATCAAAGAAACTATCAAAATGAGTGATTTAACCAAAGCCGCAAAAATAGCATTTTCAACAGAATACGCCTTTGTAATCAAGGCGCAAAACTTTCACTGGAATGTGGAAGGAGTTCTGTTTGAACAATACCACGCCCTATTTGGAGGGATTTACGAAGAAGTATATGCAAGCATCGATGCATTTGCAGAAAATATTCGTAAGTTAGGTGCGTACACACCTGCTAGCTTTGGTAAATTTGCAATGCTTTCACAAGTTGAAGACGAAGATCAAGTTATTCAATTCGAAGCAATGTGTCAAGAACTATTAAATGATAGCGATAAAACCGTCAAAGTTCTTAAAATGGTCTACGATCTTGCTGAACAAGCAGGAGAACATGGCTTTTCAAACTTCCTAGCAGAACGTATGGATGCTCATCGCAAACATAGTTGGATGCTACGTTCCAGTTTAAAATAATTTACATCAAGACTTGACAATCTCCTATATTCAGTATATAATTACTGTATAGGAGATTAACTATGAGTAAAGCATACGGTGCACCGGAACAAGCAAAAATCAAACAACTTATTTCTGAAGGCGTAACTGTCTTACAAGAAATTGAAGACTTGAACGAAGGACTAAACGACACTATTAAAGCTGTCGCGGAAGAACTCGAAGTAAAACCAAGCATCATTAAAAAGGCAATTAAGATTGCCCAGAAAGGTGATTGGGAACGAGTGTTTACTGAGTTCGATGACTTAGAAACTATCGTTGACATTAGCGGTCATGCAATTCGAGATAGCGACTATGCCGCACAAAATCCAAACCGTTCAGGCGATAATGATTGATACATTTTTTAAGCCAACATTAGAGTGGATTAGAGATGACTGGAATAGCAACGGATTTCGCTTTTGTGTTGAGCTCCTTGCTTGGGCTATATCTATTGGCTGTAGTATCACAATGGCAGTCACAGTCCCTAATCCTCCTCTTCTTGTACTATATCCTATCTGGATTAGTGGCTGTGCTATGTATGCGTGGGCTTCTTGGACTCGTAAGTCATTCGGTATGCTGGCTAACTACATCTTGCTAACAACCATCGATACTATCGGTCTTGTTCGCATGTTAGTTAATGCGTAATAAATATTATTGAGAAAGGTTCTGCGAGCCATAAATCGCACAATGAAGGTTGCCGGCCATAAACGGTAAGGAGAATTATGAGTTATATTGATGCCATCTGGGATCGTGACAATGACCGTGTCAGAGTTGTTGAGCGTGATCCAAAAAAGGGTAGAATCTTTATTGATTACCCAGCCAAATATCAGTTTTACTATCCAGATAACAAAGGCAAGTACCGTAGCATTTACGGTGATCCACTTAGCAAAGTTACTTGTAAAACTTTCAAAGATTTTGTTAAAGAACAAAAAATCCACTCAAGTCACAAATTATTCGAAAGCGATATCAACGCCAGCTTCCGTGTACTAGAAGAAAACTACTTAGGTAAGGATGCACCTAAATTGCACGTAGCATTTTTCGATATTGAGGTGGACTTTGATCCAGAGCGTGGTTATGCATCGCCTGAAGATGCGTTCATGCCAATTACTGCAATCGCAGTCCACCTGCAATGGTTAGATACACTTATATGTCTTGCTATTCCTCCAAAGACTCTTACAATGGAGCAAGCAGTAGAGCAAGTTAAAGAATTTCCCAACACGCATCTGTTTGAAAGTGAAGCAGAGATGCTTGATACTTTCCTTAAACTAATTGAAGATGCAGATATTATCAGCGGATGGAATAGCGAGGGATTTGACGTACCGTATACTGTTAACCGTGTTACTAAAGTTTTGAGTAAAGAAGATACTCGCAGATTCTGCTTGTGGGATCAAATGCCTAGAAAACGGGAGTACGAAAAATATGGAAAGCAGGCTGTTACTTATGATTTTGCTGGTCGCGTTCATTTGGATAGTCTCGAACTGTACCGCAAATATACCTATGAAGAACGACATACCTATCGACTTGATGCTATCGGAGAAATGGAAGTAGGAGAAAGTAAAACAGTTTATGAAGGCACACTTGATCAACTGTATAACAATGACTTCCGTAAGTTTATTGAATACAACAGACAAGACTGTGCGCTACTCGATAAACTTGATAAAAAATTAAAGTTTATTGATCTTGCTAACACACTGGCACATGAATGTACTGTATTGCTACAGACTACAATGGGTGCTGTGGCTGTAACAGAACAAGCGATTGTAAATGAAGCACATCATCGCGGGATGATTGTTCCTAGTCGCACACGCAAAGACGAATTAGGTGATACACAGGCCGCAGGTGCTTATGTTGCATATCCAAAGAAGGGTCTCCATGATTGGATTGGATCAGTTGACATTAACTCGCTATATCCATCTGCGATTCGTGCGCTTAACATGGGTCCGGAGACTATTGTTGGACAGTTGCGTCAAGATTACACACAAGCAGAGATTGATGCTAAGATAGCCAAAGGTTCGAGTTTTGCCGCGGCATGGGAAGGTAAGTTTGGCAGTAACGAATACGAATTTGTTATGGACAAGGACAAAGCACACGACATTACTGTTGAATGGGAATCCGGAGACGTCGATGTACTAAGTGGTGCTCAGATCTACGAAATGATTTATGAAAGTAATCAACCCTGGATGCTTAGTGCTAACGGCACAATCTTTACTTACGAAACAGAAGGTATTATTCCCGGCTTGTTAAAGCGTTGGTATAGTGAACGCAAAGACATGCAGAAAAAGCTCAAAGAAGCGATTGAAGCAGGTAATAAGATCGAAGAAGAATACTGGGACAAACGTCAATTGGTTAAGAAGATTAACTTGAACAGTTTGTATGGTGCTATTCTTAATGCTGGTTGCAGGTTCTTTGATAAACGTATCGGACAGTCGACAACACTTGTAGGACGCCAGATTTCACGGCACATGGCCGCAAAGATTAATGAAATCATTACTGGCGAATACGACTATCGTGGTCGTGCAATTATTTACGGTGATACTGACTCTGCGTACTTTTCAGCGTATGGTACATTAAAAACTGACATTGAAAAAGGTCGGCTACCTTGGGATAAAGAAACAGTTGTTCAGTTATACAACCAAATTGCCGATAATGTAAATGCTACGTTCCCAACATTTATGTTAGATAGCTTTCATTGTCCGAAATCTCGTGGCGAAGTTATTAAAGCAGGCCGCGAACTTGTTGCTACCAAAGGTTTGTTTATTACTAAAAAACGCTATGCTGTATTGTATTACGATAAAGAAAATAAACGTGCAGACGTAGACGGCAAGCCAGGTAAGATTAAGGCTATGGGTTTAGATCTTAAACGTAGTGATACTCCGGAATTTATGCAAAAGTTTTTAGAAGAGATCCTAACCAAAGTACTTAACGGTAGTCAAGAAACAGAAATACTAGACCGTATCGGCGAATTCCGAACAGAGTTTAAGGCTCGCCCCGGTTGGGAGAAAGGTAGTCCAAAACGTGCTAATAACATCACAGACTATCAAGCCAAGGAAGCAAAAGCCGGTAGAGCAAACATGCCCGGACATGTCCGTGCAAGTATTAATTGGAATACACTAAAACGCATGAACGGAGACAAATACTCAATGGGAATTGTTGACGGCATGAAAGTTATTGTTTGTAAGGTAAAAGATAATCCGCTGGGGTATACTAGTGTAGCGTATCCAGTAGATGAACTACGTTTACCAAAATGGTTCCAGGAACTACCATTTGATCATAGTGAGATGGAAACTACGATTATTAATAACAAGCTGGAAAATCTTATCGGAGTGCTGGAATGGGATTTAAGCTCAACCACACAAAATAACACATTTGGTAATTTGTTCACTTTTGAATAATTTAGTTGACAATAACCAAAATTCTAAATATAATATATCATACAGGAGATTATAAAAATGAAAGACATTCTTCAAGACATCGTAAGTCACACGCATAACCTAGGCTTCTTAGACATTGTTAAGATTACAGGTGATGCAAAAAACACAAGCATTGATTCAATGGCTGATGACCGTTCGGTTATTTTAACTGCTGAAACAGCAAATCCATATCCAGATATGATTGGATTATTCGGAATGCCACAATTGAACAAATTGAAGATACATTTAGATTGTCCAGAATATCGCGAAGACGCTAAGATCGAAGTTGTTACTGCACAGCGTAATGGCTCGAGCGTTCCAGTAGGTTTACACTTTGAAAACAAAGCAGGTGACTTTAAGAATGACTATCGATTTATGAGCACTGAAATTATTAATGAAAAATTAAAAACAGCTAAGTTTAAAGGCGTTAGCTGGGATGTTGAAATTGTTCCTAGTATATCTGCGGTACAAAGATTTAACTTTCAGGCTACTGCTAATAATGAGCATACTACGTTTGTGGTTAAAACAGACGGAGATAAATTAAAATTCTATTTCGGTGACGCATCAACTCATGCAGGCGAGTTTGTATTCGCTGAAGGTATCACTGGTAAAATTACTGCTAATCTAAGTTGGCCTGTTGCTCGAGTTTTATCAATTCTTAAGATTGCAGATGTTAATAATACTAAAATGAGTTTTAGTAATCAGGGCGCATTGCAAATTACATTAGACAGTGGTTTAGCAACTTACAAATATATTGTTCCAGCACAAGCATGATCAAAGGTATAGCAGGTAGTCAAGGCGTTATCGTAAATGGTGGCAACACCAGCTTACCCTACGTCAATCAAAATGTGTCAAATCCTATGCAAGGTATGATTCGTGTATGGGGCACTGACTTACAAGTGTTTGACGGTGCTAATTGGGCTAACATTGCATCGAGTTATGCTACTATTGAGCTTGACTCTGAGACTAGAAATCTGTTAGACTATGTACGTGAACAACGAAACGAAGAACTTCAACTTAAGGCATTAATTTCTGGACATAACCATCCTGCTGTACGTATTGCCCAAGAAAACCTAAATAAAGTCATAGAAGAACTTGATCGTGCCAAACAACAATTAAAAGCTACAGTTATACTGAGCAAGGAACATAACAATGAAAAAGCCGCCACTTAATTTAACACCATTACAAAAGGACTATGCAGTTTATCTACCTGCTATCAGTTCGTTTTACGAAAACTATATTTCAAAGCAAAGACTAGGTGAATTTGTTTCTCCTGATCGTGTTCCTAAAGGATTTGATCGCGGAATTGAAGGTATGAACTTCTTAAACGAAGAAGAAGGATACTTTACATATAGATACGCTTTGTATTCAGCAGGTCATGCACAACTTGATTTAGAAAAAGCAATTGATCAAGAATCAATGGTGCAACAGCGTGAACGTGGCAAAACTGTTATTGTAGGCGACTCGGGCGGATACCAGATTGGTAAGGGTGTTCTTAAGTTTGATTGGTTAGACTTTGAAGGGAAAGCCGCAAACGCCACTCGTCAAAAGATTCTCGAATGGTTAGAGATGACTGCTGACTGGTCAATGATGCTAGACGTTCCGACATGGGCATGTGATCATATTCATAGTCCAAAGACTGGATTAAAAACATTTGACGACTGTTTAGATAAGACACGATTTAATAATGATTATTTTTTACAAAATCGCCTAGGTCAAACTAAATGGCTTAATGTGCTACAGGGTGGCGATTGGGATACTGCTGAAAAATGGTATCAGGGTGTAAAAGAGTTTAGTGATCCTAAAGGCAAGTATGCTGGTAAGGAAGCCGAAGGTTGGGCCATGGGCGGAGCCAACATGTGTAAAATGGATATCACGCTTAAACGTCTAATGACTATGCGTGAAGATGGTTTGCTGAAGGGCAAAAACTGGATGCACTTCTTGGGTACTGCACAGTTAGACTGGTCATGTTATTTGACTCTTATTCAACGACAACTTAGGAAACATATTAATGAAGAACTTACCATCTCTTTTGATTGCGCCTCACCGTTTATCGCAACAGCGCACGGACTTGTCTACACAAACGCCCAACACACCAACAAACGTTGGTCGGTTATTATGGACAAAGCACCAGATAACAAATCACTTGCAGGAAGCGACATCCCATTCCCATTCGAATCAGAAACCGGTCGACGCTTAACAATGTCAGATATTGCGTACTATGATTTAGGTGAACGCAAGACTGATACAGAATTAAATGGCGAAAAGTTTGATCATTTGAATCCAGAACACTATCATGTTGTTCCCCGTAAAAACAAACTTGATAAGATTCCAAATAAAACAAGTTGGGATAGTTTTGCCTACGCTCTAATGATGGGTCATAATGTTGAATGTCATATTGTTGCTGTACAACGTGCTCAACAATTAATGGATATTGAAATTGCTAGGTTTAAACCCACTTGGAGAAGTTGGGGTATTGAAGGTAAGAAAGAAAAAGAGTTTAGCGATTGGGTTCCACGTAGAATTCTTTACTTTGCTACTTTTATCGAAGAACTGTTTGAAACTAAATCCAAAGTAGAAGCATTTGAATTAATTGAATCTGCACTACCGTTCTTGCGTAGCTTAGAAGGTGCTCGCTTACAAGGCGGTCCTGCACAAAACACGTTTAGTTCGTTGTTTGAAGTCGAACAAAAGCAACAAACTGAAATTGACTTTGCTAATCCGGACGATGACGAGTTACGTGCATTGGAAGAAGAATTAAAAATTTAATTAATGGATAATTTTATTGGTCAGTATCAGTTGGAAGACCTAAGTATTTGTGACTCATTGCTAGACTTATTTCAGCAAGGACACAAAGCTGGTTTAACCACTGACGGAGTAATAGGGCATGACGAACATCAGAATCACGAAGTTAAGAAAAGTACAGACTTTGCACTTCGTAATGCACAGCCTCTAGGATCTCCAGAAAAATTTAAATTTAGTGATTTTCATTCTGAAATATCCAAATTCATTGACATTTATTGCGAAGAGCGTAAAATATATGAATACTGTGGAACATTTGAAATGCGCCATGCTCCTCAGATACAGTGGTATAAACCCGGGGAAGGTTTTTATCGTTGGCACATAGACGGTAATCATGAGCTTAGTCAAAGAGCCCTTGCTTACATAACTTATCTTAACGATGTTGAAGACGGCGGAACTGAATTTATGCATCAAGGTATCAAAATTGATGCAGTAAAAGGAAGAACTATAATTTTTCCTACATCATTAACTCATATACATCGAGGTGTTGTAAGCAACACGCAAGACAAATATATTATCACAAATTGGATTTATTGGGACAACGCAAGATGAAAAGAGATTACGAAACTGGTATTAGTGAAGATGTAACATTCTTTGTCGGTACTGAAATCGAAAAGACACCAGCATTTGGAATGAAAACACTATTTGTAGTAGGTGTACAAGATGCTGGCGTTATCCTTAATATGGTTAAAAACAACGATTGCACACATATCTATTTTGGTGCTAATCAAAGTTTTCCAAAGTTAGAAACCAACGATGCAGACAGATGGCGTGATTGGGAAATGATGATTCTAGATTGTTTAGAACATGATGTTTGGTGTACATTGGATTTAGATGTTAGTCTAGTTGAAGGACTTTTGGAAAGTTCACTTGTTGAGCAACGAAAGTTTATTCCACAACTTTCGGTAAAAATTCCCTACTTGACACAGCTCGGATATAATGCTACAATTAAGCTAGACGACAAAGATTTTAAGGCAACTAATCATGGTGTTTGGTGTCATACCTTACACAGCTTGACTAGTAGAGATGCATTTACTAGTTGGGATGAATACGGGAAGGATGAGATTATTAAATGAACGCACAAATACAAACAATTTTAGATAACGCAACAGAAGACATTTTGGGTGTACCTGTTGTAAACCAAGAACTTTTTGCTAGACTTCTTATCGAAGAATGTGCTACAATATGTTTCGAACTTAGGTTTACTACAGAAGGCCCTGCAGAAGGTGCCGCTTATCAACGCACACTTTGTGGGACTGCAATTAAAGAAAACTTCGGACTTCAAGGCAAGGGTCCTATTACAGCGAAGAATGTAAAATGAGTATTGAAACTATTAAAGAAGCCGCTAATCGCAAAATTTGGGTTAGCTTCCAAAAAGAAGGTATCCACTGCTATCCAGCCGCGGCTACTGATCCAGCCCTAGCTACAGGAGATGAATATGATGTATCGTTCCTTGGTACTCCTCATCGCCATATCTTTCACTTCCGGGTGTCAATCGATGTGTTCCACAATGACAGGGACATCGAGTTCATCCAGTTCAAGCGATGGCTCATATCGTTGTATAACGGTCAAAATTCCGTATTAGAACTTAACTACAAGAGTTGCGAAATGATTGCAGACGACTTGTATTCCCAAATTGCGGCAAGGTATCCAAACCGTGCTGTAATAATTGACGTATCCGAAGACGGCGAAAATGGATGCGTTATTTCATATAACCTTACTCGCCCATCACAATCCATTGTTATCTAAGGAAACTTAAAATGGCACAGCCAAAATGGCTCACTAAGTATCTGACTATGAAGCCCGAAGTCAGCAAGATCTTTGATGATCTTGAGGCATGGCACGATCATTGCCGTTTTGAAATGATCAATTTTGATGCAAAAGATTTATATAAATCTCAAGCATACAAAGACTTCATTTACCGTTCTAATGGTAAAAGAAAGTTCCATAACAATGGTGAACGCAAGCCTTATCAAGGCAAGAATCCCCGTCCATACAATGAACGTTTTTCTAATTGATTTAGAAGCGGTAGAAACTAGGTACACGGGTCAGTGGAAGGGCCATGTACCCAATCTCTTACGAAAGGCAGGACACAATGTCAACATTATATCAGGTCCTACGGACATTCCTAGTGCTACCACTCCTGGAGCATTTCTTAACTTTGGCGGCACTAATATATACAAGGCTAGTCAAGTTGAGCAGATGGGTCGTTTATTTTGCTCCGGAGCAGTTAAGCCTGGCGATCATTTCATTTTTACTGATGCTTGGCATCCTGGTGTCATAAACTTAAAGTATATGAGTGAGTTATTGGGCATACCAGTAACTACGCATGGACTGTGGCATGCCGGTAGTTATGATCCCCAGGACTTCTTAGGACGTCTTGTTGGTGATAAACCTTGGGTCAGACACGCAGAGCAGAGTTTCTTCCATGCGTTTGATCATAACTACTTTGCCACAGACTTTCATATTAAACTGTTCTATACAAATTTACTAAACGATTCTACCATAGAGAATCCCTGGTATAGCGAACATTTAGAAGAAATACTAAGCGGTGAAGAACCAAAGATAGTACGCACTGGTTGGCCTATGGAATATATGGAAGGAACACTTTCCGCATATAAAGGTATGCCTAAACGTGATCTTATTCTTTTCCCGCATCGTATTGCTCCAGAAAAACAAGTTGAAATATTCCGCGATTTAAAAGAACACTTGCCACAATATGAATTTATAGTGTGTCAAGATCAACAGTTAACAAAGAACGAATACCATAACTTGTTAGGTGAAGCTAAACTTGTCTTCAGTGCTAATCTACAAGAAACGCTAGGTATCAGTTGGTACGAAGGTGCTATTGTAGATGCTATTCCAATGGTTCCGGATCGTTTAAGTTACAGCGAAATGGCATTTGATACATTTAAGTATCCTAGTGCATGGACTGAATCATTTGAATTATATGAAATTCATAGAAAAGAAATCTGTCATAAGATTATGCAGTATATGACAAACTACGATAAGTATCTGCCGCAGTTAAACAAGCAAACAGCAAATTTAACTGAGCAATTCTTTTCAGCAAATAAACTATTGGAAAATATAAAATGAAAATTGGAATTATTGGTGCAGGCTTTGTTGGCGGCGCAATTAAAAATGCATATGACACGTTTAGTGTTCCTGTCATTGTTCACGATCCGTCAAAAGGCTTTGTAAGCACTTGGGAAGAATTACGTAGTTGTGATGGTCTGTTTGTTTGTGTACCTAGTCCAACTTCAGAAACTGGTGAATGTGACACAAGCATTTTAGAAGAAGTGCTGTCAAATCTAGCAGGAATGGAAGGTGTTATTATTAGTAAAGTAACAGCACCTCCAGGAGTATATTCTAAACTACAAGTAGTACATCCTAATCTAGTACATGCTCCAGAATTTCTTGTGGCCGCTACTGCTAACGATGATTATATTCATGGTTATTTTGCCTTTATTGGTGGTAGTGAAGAATATTGCCAAAAAGCAGAATCAATAATTCGTGCAGGTCAGCCTAGTTTGCGTGATGTTACTTACTGTACTATTGCAGAAGCAAGTCTGGCAAAATATACTATTAACAGTTTCCTAGCTACTAAAGTAGTGTTCATGAATCAAATTTATGATTTGGCAAATCAACTAGGAGTAAACTATACAGCATTAACTAATATGCTTGTTAGTGAAAAACGATTTGGTGACAGTCATATGCGAGTTCCCGGACCAGATGGAAGTCGTGGATTTGCAGGCGCTTGTTTTCCCAAGGACACACAGGCTTTGGTATTCGAAGCTGAACGTGCAGGAGTTGATTTTTCCTTGTTAAAGTCTGCTATTGCGGCAAACAAAACACTTAGGACACTTGACAAGTAAACCTAAATAATAGTATAATAACTTATGGCAATCCACTGCCTTAACATCGGAGTAATATAAATTGACAGACAGTAAAAAACTAGTAGAAGAAGCACCGTATCATCCAGGATACGAAGATGCTATTGTAAAAGCCGCAGATGCAATGTCTGACAAGGGCTATGAAGAAGGTTACCTAGGCGATGCTATTCGCTTTAAGATGAAACGTGATAAGAAACGTTTTTGGGCAGGTGACAACATCAGTGACTATGTTAGCGAAACTGATAAAGAAATCCTAATCAACGAAGCAACAGAAGCATTCGAAAAAGTATTAGACACGCTGTTAATTGATCGTGAGAATGATCCTAACAGCAAAGGTACAGCCCGCCGACTGGCTAAAATGTACTTTAATGAAATAATGGCAGGAAGATATGAACCAGCACCAGACGCAACTTGTTTCCCAAATGATTCAGAGGACCGTTACGAAGGTATGTTGGTTGTCCGCAGTGAGCTTCGCAGTATGTGTAGCCATCATCACCAACCCGTTACTGGCGTTGCTTATATTGGTATTATTGCGGCTCAGAAACTCATCGGACTTAGCAAGTATACAAGGATCGCTCAGTGGTGTGCCCGTCGAGGTACTCTCCAGGAGGAACTTTGTAATGACATTGCTAGGGAAATCCAAAAAGCAACAGACTCAGAAAATGTAGCAGTATATGTACAAGCAGTACACGGTTGCTGTGAGAACAGAGGCATTATGGCGCACTCTAGTCTTACGCAGACTACAGTATTAAAAGGTGCATTCAATACTGACGGTAACACGAAGAAAGAATTCTTTGATAACATTAAACTGCAACAAGAGTTTGCGCCACGATAAAAGGAGACTATTATGGCAACTTTAGAAGAAAAAGAAAAGTTAATGCAAGTCCTTAAATGGACACCACGTACTTACAAGATTACTATGTGGGGTTATGGTGGAGAGAAAGTTATGGGTACTGTAGATCGTAAGATTTATGATTACTTTAAACAGCGCAGACTCGATCTTAGTGATTATGCTTGGGATAGTGACTATGCTGATGAAAACGAAATTCCAGATGAAATGCAACCATTTCCGCCAGGTAGCTGGTATGAATGCGATGATATGGCACACGCACACGGTGTTAGCCGTAATGCCGGCACACTTCAAATTGAAGATGAGAATGGTGATGTTGTTTATGAAAAAAGATTAGAAGATATCACTGGGTTCGAAGACAGCGAAGGCAATCCAGAACCAGAATGGTCGGGTGGTGATGAAGCGTGGATCGATGAGAAGCCTGCCGGTACTGTAGTGTTTATTGGTAGCAGTAACGAAAAAGGCACATTCTTTGAAGCAGACTTTCCCCTTACTATGCCCTTTGATCCTTCTAAACTAACACTAAGCTATGACGAAGTTGACGGTGAGGAACTTGTTAATAGCGTCATGTACGATGACGAAGACATTGACAACTGGGGCGGAAACACAGACGGTAAGAGTTCAGACTTTGGCATGTATATTGCAGGTTCTAATAAAGAAACAGGCAAATGGGAAAAATATACAACAATGGATGACATCGAATATCCAATGACAGACTGGTTTCCAAAGAAAGTTAAACCTGTCCGTGAAGGCAACTATATGATCAAGACTACTGGAAAAAGTGGGTATACATATCAGGCTAAATGGACTGGGTCACGTTGGATCAGCGCATGGGGTGAAGATACTCCGGAGACTGAAGAAATTAAAATTAAAGAATGGCAGGGTCTTGCAGTAGACCCCGATGCCACAATCAAGGAATAATATGGGTTGGTTTAAAACAAAAATTAGAAATTGGGTACTAACAGATGACTCTATAGAAGAGGATCAATATGTCAGTCTTAATTGCACGAGATCGCTAACAGTCGATCATGAGCAATTAGATAGTGACAAAGGTATTCGATTTACTGCATACAAAGCAAGTGGTGGAATGATTATCGAAACTAATTTTTACGATCGTAGAAAAGATCAAAGCAATCGATCCCTACACATTATTACAGATGACAAGGATTTAGGAGAAGAAATTAGTAAAATTATTACAATGGAATCTCTCAAACAGTGAAACATATTAAAGATGTACTGTACGAAATGTATGACGATGATAGTTGGGACCTTGATAAACAAGCCAAATATTTAGAAACATACAAGATTGATGCAATTAAATTAGGAAGAATGTGTGAGCAATATCCCTCTTTACAAAACAGCTGGAATGAGTTTAAACTAGTATATGAACTATGCAGGAGTCAAGATGACCTTAACCGACAAATTTCTTAATTGGTTAGATAACAAAGGACGTAAGCGTATCATTTATGATCGTGTTAATAACGAACCATATTTAGAGCGTTACTATTTGTTTCTTAAAGAACGAAACAAATTTCCATTTAACGTATTTTTACACAAGTTCCTAAAAGGCGATCCGGACGATGTTCATGATCATCCCTGGCCTTATGTCACATTAATTCTTAAAGGTGGATATTGGGAATGGATTCCAAAAATTAATACACTAGGACAAAAATGGGGTGAATATCGAGTCTGGCGTGGACCTGGACACTTTCGGATGTGTGAACCAACCGATTACCACCGCATCGAATTAGAACCAGGTGTAACGGCCTGGACTTTGTTTATGCCAGGTCCGCATAAACGTGAATGGGGTTTTTTAACAGGAAGTTTAGAAACTCAGAAATGGGTTCAACATGAACAATATTTAAAGGACAGAAGTGAACAAGCTAATAATATCTCAAAGTGAATTTAACGGCTATGTACAAGACATTTGCCGCAATATTACAAATAGTAATTGGCGGCCTGATTACATTGTAGGCATTACTCGTGGCGGGCTTTTACCTGCATTAATGATTAGTCAATATATGCAAGTTCCAATGCAGACTATTCACATCAGTTTGCGTGATGCAGATGCATCCCCAGAAAGCAATTTGTGGATGGCTGAAGATGCATTCGAGGGTAAAAAGATTCTTGTCGTTGACGACATTAACGATACTGGTGCTACAATTAATTGGTTAGTAGAGGATTGGCCTAGTGGATGTTTTCCGGATAGCCCAGTATGGGATACTGTGTGGACTAACAATGTAAGATTTGCAGTTATCGTTGATAACTTAGCAAGCAAGTGCAAAGTAGAAATGGACTATGTTGCATTCGAAGTAAACAAAGCAGAAAAAGATATTTGGATCGAATTTCCTTATGAGGAGTGGTGGAAGAAATGACATTAACAGTAAAACAATTATCTGATCGATTGATCGAAAAAGCAAAAAATATGCAGGAGTTTGTTGTAGAACGTGATTGGAATCTTATTCCAACAGGCGTTGTCAAATTTGATATACAACATACTGTAGGCGAACCTGCAAGACTTTTTGTACACGCATTAACTCAAGAAGAAGCAGAACGTAAAGTTGACGACTGGTTTGAGGAGAGTGTAGAATGACAACTTTTACAACCGAAGATAGGGTTAAAGCAACAGAACCAATTAAGCCGCCTAAGCCCGGCAGTTTTTGGTCAGGATCTGATTCGGAAAAGTTTCGTGTAATAGAAAACGTATATACAGATGATCATCTCTGGGTATATTATATTAGAATCAGTGATAACAAAGAATTCAGTTGCTATGTAGAAAGTTTCTTTCAGAGATTTAGGGAATTACCAGAATGACTAGGCAAGTAGGCTTTGTTGATAAAGGTTGGGGGCACGAATTAATTTGGGCAACTAACGACAAATACTGCGGTAAACTTATGCACTTTAATACCGGTGCTAAATTTAGTATGCATTTTCATGCAGAAAAAGACGAAACATGGTTTGTGCTTTCTGGGCAGTTTTTAGTTGAATATATTGATACTAAAGATGCTAAGATTTATACAAAGATGTTAGAAAAAAATAGTGTGTGGCATAATGAACCATTACTTCCACATAGACTCATTTGTTTAGAAGAAGGTGATATCATCGAAGTGTCGACTCCAGACAGCGTAGAAGATAATTATCGTGTAATGCCAGGAGATAGCCAGCGTGACAAAAGTAGTAGTTAACGGTACCTTTGATATTCTGCATCGCGGACATATCGAAATGTTAAATTATGCTAAAAGTTTAGGTGATTACCTATTAGTACTAATTGACACAGATGCACGAGTTACAGAACTTAAAGGACAAGGTCGTCCTATCAATAATCAAAATGATAGACAGTTCGCATTAAAAAATCTTAAAGCAGTTAATGACGTATGGTTTTTCAATAGTCAAGAATCATTGATAGAAAAAATTAAAATATTTGATCCCGATATTATGGTCAAAGGTAGTGACTACAAAGATCGAAGTGTAGTAGGTAAAGAATTAGTACCAACAGTGATTTACTATGACAGAACAGAACATTCAACAACAAAAACTATTCAAGATATTATTAGTCGGGGATGATTGCGTCGACGTATATAGATACGGTAGCGTAGATCGCATCAGTCCAGAAGCGCCAGTACCGGTATTTGTACCTAAGTATGATATCGTTAAAGATGGTATGGCTGGTAATGTACGGAGGAATTTAGAAGCATTAGGGTGTAATGTACAATTTTTGCACGGCGACTCTTCTACTAAGACTAGACTTATTGATACTCGCAGTAAACAGCAAATAGTCCGTATTGACAAAGATGTTATCTCTGCTCCTATTACCATAGAAACAGCATTGCCCGATTATGATGCTATTGTTATTAGCGATTACAATAAAGGTACAGTTAGCTACGAGCTAATCGAAGAATTACGGTGTAACTTCTCTGGTCCAATTTTTGTTGATACAAAGAAAACAGACCTAGCAAGACTAGAAGGTTGCTTTATTAAAATTAACGAACTCGAACATAGTCGTGCTACAAGTTTTCCAACAGGAGTTCCGTCTGGGTTAATTGTTACCTACGGAGAACGTGGAGTTGTCTATGATGATTTTGCATTCGGTGCTAGAACTGTAGAAGTTGCAGACGTATGCGGTGCTGGAGATACATTTTTATCAGCATTATGTTATCAGTACCTAAACACCCTAGACATACACAAGGCAATTATATTTGCCATTAATGCAAGTGCTGTTACCGTACAACACTTAGGAAACTATGCGCCAACCTTAAAGGAAATAAAATGAACACGCAACAAAAAGAAGTAATGGATATTCTGCAAGAAGAATGTGCTGAAGTAATTCAAGCAGTCTCTAAAATTAGTCGCTTTGGGTTAGACAACTACAAACCAGGCAAACCAAAAACTAATCGAGAGCACTTAGAAGAAGAACTTGGCGATCTGTATGCTATGATTAATATCCTACAAGAAATGGATATCGTAAGTTGGGCTAACATTGAAAAAGCCGCAGATGCTAAAATTGAAAAACTAAAAAAATGGTCAAGCATCTATGAAGGCGTTTGAAAACTTACCAGACTACATTGAAGATAGTACAGCACCGTGGGACAATCTTTACAAAGAAGACTTTCACGTTGCAGTATATTATGACAAGTACCCTTGTACTCCCGGTCACTTGTTGTTTGTACCAAAACATAATACAATTGGAGTTTTAAATGATGCTTTTGAAGACGCAGTTCGCGAAGGTAAAAGAATGGTGGAAGCCGGAGAGGCCAGCGGTTTCAACATCGGACTTAATTACGGCCAAGTTGCTGGACAAACTGTCAACTGGCCTCATATACATCTTATCCCCCGTCGGGAGGGTGATGTTGAAGATCCAATCGGCGGCGTCCGCAACACAATCCCGGGCAAAGGGAACTATCGAAGCCCATCGTATAAGCAAGATTAAGCCAGTAACAGGTACGTCTGGACAGATACTACAGTACAGCGGATATGGCACAAGTTGGGCAAATAATACCGGGCAGTATAATACTGCGGTTGGATATCAAGCAGGATATAAGATTGCCGGATCTGGATTGCATATTAACAAAACTAATCCAGGGGCTAACAGTATCCAATTTAACAATCAAAATAGTCAACCTGTTCTAGTTATTACCCAAGACGGTGATGTCGAATGGCACGGTAAACCTAGTGAAGCCGCTAATGCGTTAACCCGAACTTTCCAATTTGCTGTGGAAGATATGAAAGGTGTTACCAAAGCGGCCAGACGTAGGTATTATTTGCGGGCTTGCCAAAATATTCTAAATAAAGCAGAGAAGATGGAACATCAAGAGTTTCTTGACTTCCTTCAAAAACAAGTGTATAATAAAGAACGTAGAGTAATTATGGATTCGTTAAAAGGAGAAGCGTAATGCAAGTTAGAACAAACGACGATATTGGTAAATGCGGATGTGGCCGCAGTCCCACTGGAAAATGCATAGGCTGGCACGGTTTATCAGAAGAACAGTTTCAGACTAAAAAAGCAGAATACGAACTTAATGAATATAAACAACAAGCGCAACAATTATGGAGCGATAGTTGTACCAGTGGAAGATCTGAATGAGTAAGATTAAATTAGCAGAACTGTTTTACAGTATCCAAGGAGAAGGACGCTACATGGGGGTCCCGAGTGTGTTTCTACGCACATTTGGTTGTAACTTTACCTGTCAAGGTTTTGGTATGCCACGTGGAGAACTGTCCGATGAACGTGAAGCTATTGCAGAAAGAATTTTAGAGTTTAAAGATTATAATGAGCTCCCACTAGTGTCAACTGGTTGTGATAGTTACGCTAGTTGGGATGTTCGCTTTAAAGATCTTAGCCCGTTAGTTGAGACTGATGGGATCGTAGAACGCATTATGGAAATGCTACCGAACGGAGAATGGCAGGATGAACATCTTGTTATTACAGGCGGTGAGCCTTTGCTAGGTTGGCAACGTGCTTATCCAGACTTACTAAGTCATCCTAGGATGCAAAGTCTTAAAGAAATCACTTTTGAAACTAACGGTACAATGCGGTTAACAAAAGGATTTAAAGACTATCTAATCCAATGGCAAATGCCTAATTTAGACTTTCAACGTGAGATCACATTTAGTGTAAGTGCTAAACTTCCTTGCTCAGGCGAGCCGTGGGATGATGCTATCAAACCAGAAGTAGTGTGTGATTATGAAAATTACGGGTATGTGTATTTGAAGTTTGTAGTAGCAACAGAGGAGGACCTTAAAGATGCTGAACGAGCTGTTGAGGAATATCGTGCGGCAGGGTTTACAGGTCCTGTGTATATTATGCCTGTTGGTGGTGTTGAGCGGGTGTATACCCTTAACAATCGTGCAGTGGCAGAAATGGCAATGCGAAAAGGCTGGCGGTACAGTGATCGACTACAAGTGCCACTCTTCAAGAACGAATGGGGAACTTGATGGAGACCAAAAAAAGAACTCTAGTAAGGATGTTAACTTATAGAATAACTGCATGGCTGTTTACTATTGGTTGGACATATTTGTTTACTGGAGATATCGGTAGTGCTACAGGGTTTGCTACAGCACTACATATTCTTTTAAGTATCGACTATTATATTCATGAACGTATTTGGCTTAAAATTAAATGGGGCAGGATTTGAACTTCGAAGCAATCAATCCGTATCCACCGATAGTGTTTAAAGCACACTATGATGGATTCACAGATGAGCATGTCAATATTGCTAGAGAAATTTTGTCCAATGCCCCAATGGGCGGAACACTAAGTTTAGAAGAAGGTGATGCTCGTAGTTCTGTTTATAATCAACAACTTCCCCCTCACGGTCATCCTGCGTTTAAAGATTTTTACGACTGGCAACATAAAGTTGCTCAGCACGTGATGTTTGATCAACTTAAATTGATGAGCAGTATGCCTTATTGGATTAGCAATAGTTGGGTAAACTGTCATAACAAAGGCGGAACTACTTTAGCACACGCACACGGAATGTGTGCCTTGAGTATTACTGCATATTTACAATTACCTGAAAATGGCGGATACATTGAATTTAAAGATCCTCATTTTGATTTACGCAGTATTCACACACACAACAATGATGAAAAAAGTTTGTTTGAATGGCGGGAAGTTAGTGCAGTAACTGGCGATGTGTTATTTTTTCCAGGATGGTTACAGCATCAAACACAACCAAATCAAAGCGATCAAGAAAGGTGGGTTTGCACAACTAACTACGTAAATGTACAGCACAGAAAATTACCAGAACAAAGGATAGTAATATGAATATGATATTGGAAAAACTAAAAGCATTTTTTAACCGCAGAAAAGCTAAAAGTATAGCAAATGACTATGTATCGCCCGAAACATTAAATCCAAAAGATGCGGCTACTGCTAAAAAAGAGCCATATGTTGCGGTGTTAAATACACACATAAATACTGATAACATCAGAAATGGTTTTTTTGAACTTGACTGGAACGAGTATTTTATATTAAAATTAACAGAAGCTGGTTATAAAGGCGATACAGAAGAATCTATCGTTGATCAGTGGTTTAAGGATTTGTGCAGGGATGTCGCTCTTGATGAGGGCATCGAAATGGATCGCAGAGGGGCTGGATTCATTAACGTAACTAATATCGGTAACGGTAGATCTGAGGTTTCATGACATATATTTTAGTAGACACAGCTAACACGTTTTTTAGAGCAAGACATGTAGTAAGAGGAGATATGAACGACAAAGTCGGTATGTGTCTTCATGTAATTTTAAATTCAGTCCGTAAAGCATGGAAAGACTTTGATGGTACCCATGTTATCTTCGCACTAGAAGGTCGTAGCTGGCGCAAGGACTTTTATGCTCCTTATAAACGCAATCGACAAGAAACTAGAGACGCAATGTCTGCTACAGAAATGGAAGAAGACAAATTGTTTTGGGAAACATTTGACGACTTCAAAACGTTTTTGCATGAGAAAACAAACTGCACCGTATTGCAACACAAGCAATTAGAAGCAGACGATTTGATTGCCGGCTTTATTCAAGCTCATCCAAATGATAACCACGTTATTATTTCGACAGACGGCGACTTTGCACAATTAATTGCACCTAACGTAAAACAGTATAACGGCGTAAGCGGTGTTACAACTACACACGAAGGATACTTTGATGAAAAGGGTAAGCCTGTTAAAGATAAGAAAACTAATGAAGTCAAAGGCGCACCGGACCCAGAATGGTTACTCTTTGAGAAGTGTATGCGTGGCGACACAAGCGACAACGTATTTTCTGCATATCCGGGAGTACGCACGAAAGGCACAAAGAATAAAGTTGGTCTCCAAGAGGCCTTTGCTGATCGAGGAGCAAAAGGATGGTCTTGGAACAATATGATGTTACAACGTTGGACCGACCACGAAGGTGTCGAACATCGTGTGCTAGAAGATTATCAGCGTAATGTACAACTATGTGATCTTACTGCACAGCCAGATAACATTAAGGCTATTATTGCAGAAACTCTTGCTACAGAATTTTCTAAAGAAAAGAATGTAGCGCAAGTTGGCATTAGACTCATGAAGTTTTGCGGCACGTACGATCTTGTTAAAGTTACAGAACAAATTCAAAGTTACGCAGATCCGCTTAACGCAAGATACACAGTATGAAAGTTTGTGAATACGATAAAACGTGTTTGCATAAAACAGATTTTTGCATGGAGGCAAATATGACAGAGGTACAAACAAAAGCACTTATCGATGGTAAGTTCTGGCTTATTGAAGCAGAGGGCGAAAAGTTAGGTACGCTTACTAAAGAGAAAAAAGGCTATAGTTTTATGCGCCAAGGCCGAAAGGTTGACATCGCAGACTTAGCCGTATTCCAAACTTTGTTTGGTATTTCGATTAACGAAGAACAGCTTAAAAAAGAAAAACTGAGCAGTAAGATAGATGCACAGGGTTATTCAATTTATGAATTTCCTTGTTCAAGTAAACCTTATAATCCAGTATATGATGTAAGGCAAAAGCTACCAATTTACTCAAAGAGCGACAAGTCTAAGAGCCAATACTGTGCAGGTTACTATGTAATCAAGTTCCGTAAAGGATGGGTTAAATCATTCTGTCCAAAACTTATTACACTAGAACGATACGACAATCGTGGTCCCTTTAAAACAGAGCTAGAGATGAAAACAGTACTAAGCTCTATGAGTAGAGAATCATGAAGCAATTGAACACGATTCCTGTCGAAAACTTCTTAGAAAAGGCCAGAATTGCACAAAAATCAGGGGCAAAAGTTGTTACTTTGACTGCTGACGAAACTCAGCAGTTAAGCGATAGTCTAGCGGTAATAATGACTCGATTAGCAGGTGAATTAGATCGAGTATTACAGCAAGCATCACAACCGCAAGATACGCAAGTCTCTATGGATGGTGGTAATTTTTAATATTGGGTGATAAATAAGTACGTACATTTTGTGGAGACGTACTTTATCATGAGCAGACCCAAGCCGAACGTTCTATTAGAAATCACTAATAAGAAAACATACAAGACTGAACAAGTTCTTGAAGCCGACGCCATCTGGGCTGTTTTTTATAAAAATAAACCAGTTAATCTAAAAACTACATCTGTAGTTGCACAACAACTCGGGCCAAAATATAAAAAGGTAAGTTTTTCCAATAGCGGCCATGCTTTTAATCTTGCTGAGAAATTAAACAAACTTTTTAACTGCAACGATTTTGGAGTTTACAAATTAACAACGGGCGAACTAATTCAAGAACCACAATGATTTCAAAGCGTGACTTAACTCAAAAACTCTTTGCCGAGCTAAGTGATACAGAATTAAAATTTGAAAATTTTTATAAAACCATCTGGGCTAATCCAAGAGAGAAAAAGACAGGTGGTTTTCGTTTGACCGAACAAGGCTTTGATGTATTGAAAAATAAATTGCAGTACAAAGGGTACGAAATAGAATTTCCAAAAGACGAAGAATTTATGATTTCAAATAATACAATTATATATTTGGATCGTTATATTGACTCTCCGTACTATCTCCAAAAGAAAAGCATTTGGGTTTTTAAAGAAAAAATTGCTGTAGAACTTGTATTGTTCTCAGGCGATGTTGCCAAATACAGCAAAGCCAAACAAGTTGCTAATCGCCCGTTGTAAAAATACAACACATTTTGGATAAACCGACTATTGACATTCTAGACTACTGACACTATAATAATATACATAGAGCGTTGTATTTTAATTGTTTTTTAGAAAGAGGTCAAAAATGGCAAAAGGTGAAAGCGTTAGTGCAAACCGCACACAATCCCCAAATGAAGCTAAAGCGGCTATCCGCAAATGCTTTAAAGTAAACCGTCCGGTTTTCATGTGGGGCCCTCCAGGTATTGGTAAGTCTGATATTGTTCACCAAATTGGTGCAGAACAAAATCGAGAAGTCATTGACGTTCGCCTAAGTTTGTGGGAACCCACAGACATTAAAGGTATTCCATTTTATAATGCTAATTTGGGCACAATGAGTTGGGCTCCCCCAATTGAGCTTCCTAGCGACCCAGACAGTACTGCTATTCTGTTCCTAGACGAACTTAACTCTGCGGCACCTGCTACACAGGCCGCGGCTTATCAACTTATTTTGAACCGCCGTGTAGGTACATATTACTTGCCAAAGGGTGTTAGTATTGTTGCCGCAGGTAATCGTGAAACTGACAAAGGTGTAACTTATCGTATGCCTGCTCCGTTGGCTAATCGTTTCCTACACTTGGAATTGAAAGTTAATTTTGATGACTGGCAAGAGTGGGCTACTACAAATCGTGTACACGAACAAGTAGTAGGTTACATCGGTTTTGCAAAACAAGACTTGTACGACTTTGATCCAAAGTCTAGCTCACGTAGCTTTGCTACGCCACGTAGCTGGTCTTTTGTAAGTGATTTGCTTGGCGACGATGACCTGCCAGAATCAACGCTCACTGACCTCGTGGCAGGTGCTATTGGTGACGGTCTAGCTGTTAAGTTCATGGCTCACCGAAAGGTCGCCAAGCAAATGCCTAAACCGGAGGATATCTTGTCCGGTAAGGTATCTAAAGTTAACATCAAAGAAATTTCCGCTATGTATTCGTTAGTGATTAGTCTGTGCTATGAGCTTCAAACAGAGCACGAGAAAAAGAACAAAGAATGGAACAAACTTGCTGATAACTTCTTTGGTTTTATGATGGATAATTTCCCAACCGAATTAGTTGTTATGGGTTCAAAGGTTGCACTTACTAACTACGGACTACCGTTCGATAGTTCCAAAATGCAGAATTTTGATCGCTTCCATGCTCAATACGGTAAGTACATTATCTCAGCAATGGAGAACTAAAATAGGCCCTCCGGGGCCTATTTTTAATTTAAAGGATAAAATATAATGGCTGTAAAATCATGGTATCTCTCAGTAGTAGAAAAAGGAACAAATAAGTCAGTCGAAGGACTCACTAGTAAATTATTTTTTACTGCCCCAGATATGAATAAATGGATTAAAGAACAAGAACTTTTGGAAAAATATCCAGCAACTCATTTCTATATTGTTAAAGAAAACTATTGACAAACTGGTAAATTGAATGTATAATATATACATATAGTTAGACATCGGAGTAACAAATGACTGTAATGAAACAAGAAAAAACAAAGGTAGACAAAACTCGTGTCTACACTCCACAAGAACAAGCTAAAGTTCTAGACAAACTTATCACAGCTCGTGTAGGCTTGTTATTGAAACACCCGTTCTTTGGCAATATGGCTACTCGTTTAAAATTAATCGATGCTAGCAATTGGTGTTCTACGCTGGCAACAGATGGTCGTAATTTTTATTACAATATTGGCTTTGTAGATAAACTTACTCCACGTGAAGCAGAGTTCGGATTTGCTCACGAAGTATTGCACAATGTATTTGACCACATGGGCCGTCGTAACAGTCGCGAACCTCAGTTATCTAACATTGCCGCAGACTTTGCTGTTAATCAAATTCTTAAAGATGAAAAAATCGGTGACGTTCCGTCAAAGATTAAAATCTTCCAAGACAACAAATATCGCGGAATGAGCTATGAAGAAATTTATGATGATCTTAAAGATAAAGTTCAATACATTGACCTATCCGAACTCGGTGAACTACTCGACGAGCACTTAGAAGAAGACGGTGAAGGTAGTGGAGGTGGTGATAAAGATGGCGATCAAGAAGGTAAGGGTCGTCCTAAACTAAGCAAAGAGGATCTTAAAAAGATTCGCGATGAGATCAAAGAAGCAATGGTGAGTGCCGCTTCTGCCGCTGGCGCAGGTCGTGTACCGGCTGGTGTTGCACGTCTTATTAAAGAGTTTACTGAACCTAAAATGGATTGGCGTGAATTGTTGCGTATGCAAATTCAAAGCATCATTAAAAGCAATTTTAGTTTTAGTCGCCCAAACCGCAAAAGTATGCACTCAGGTGCCATTCTCCCTGGAATGATGAACGAAGAAACTATCGATGTTTGCACCAGCATTGATATGAGCGGAAGTATTACTGACGAGATGGCTAAAGACTTCTTAAGCGAAATTAAAGGTATTATGGATGAGTACAAAGACTTCAAATTAAAACTGTGGTGTTTTGATACATCCATCTACAACTATGCAGAATTCACTGGTGATAATGCAGACGAAATTATGGACTATAAACCAAAAGGTGGTGGCGGTACTGATTTTGAAGCTAACTGGGAATTTATGAAAGAAGAAGGTATTGAGCCTAAGAAGTTCATTATGTTTACAGATGGCTATCCTTGCGGTGAATGGGGTGACGAAAACTACTGCGATACGCTGTTTGTTATCCACGGAACTGATTCCATAATTCCACCATTCGGCAATTACGCTTACTATAAATAAAGTAGGTATATTATGGCATTGGCAAAAGGAAGTGTAAATCCATTAAATGTTCTAGGACTTCGAAAGTTAAATTGGGTTCCTGAGCATTTTTCCAAGATTTCTGTAAAAACTGCGGAAATCGACAACATGAGTAATTGGATTTATAATAACCTAAACGGAAGGTACGCTGTGGCAAGATCGCTTAAAATTGATGACAATAACAAAATGATTGAAACTCAGAATTTAGGCTTCGAAGATCCTGCTGAGCTAACTATGTTTAGTCTGGCATGCCCATACTTACACAAATAATATTATTAGGAGATACAAATGGCAGAATTAGATAAAGGAACCGGCGCTCAAGCAACTGAATCAGTTGGCGGTGATGCTGGTACAGAACAGGCACAGCAACCGGCTGGTAACCCAGAGCTTACGATTGCAGACCTAACAAACTTACGTGCAGTTATTGATGTAGCCGCACAAAGAGGCGCTTTCCGTGCCGCAGAAATGGCCGCTGTTGGTACAGTATTCAATAAGTTGAATACATTCTTAGAAGCAGTTTACCCACAACAACTACCACCATCTGAAGGCAAAGAAGACGGCGTTAAACAACCCGCTTAAGGAGACCTACGATGAAACACGTTGGTAAAATGAAAAATAACGGAGCCAAGGTAGTAATTGCTTACCGCACCTTGCCCGGAGACTCACAGAGTGCCCTTGTAATTGGCGCCGCTAGTCTAGGAGAATCTTATCACGATGCTCTTATGAGTATCGTCGAAAGTGATAGTGGACAGCAATCTAATGAAATTGCAGATGTGTTAGCAGTACGCAAATTTCCAGATGGTAGCAACATGTTGGCGTTTTTACATACCAACGGTTATCTAAAGAAGGTACCTACTTCGGGTGTGCTTGTAACTCCTGAACCTAAAACTTCTATTCAGTTGGACGAATTGAATCAACTAATTGCTACCCAAAAGGGTGTAACTGTTGATGACCTTTCATCTTCTGGTTCCGTAGAAGAAAAAGAAATTGCAAAAGTTGAAGAGGTTAAATCCTCGACAATTTCTACAGAGACAATGAGCCCAGCAGAAATGCGCAGTAGAGCAGATGCCTTATACAAGGAAGCCGCAAAATTACGTAAACAAGCTGATGAATTGGATCCGCCAAAAAAGAAAGCAAAGGCCGAAACAGTCGAAGCATAAAAAAAGCACCCTAGGGTGCTTTTTATTTGACCATTACTTCTATAACACCGGGCTCACCGAACCAGTCTTCTAAAGCAATTCCTAAAACTGCATTTGGACTATCACCCTCTTTAAAGGCTTCTGCGTAACCTTCAACTGTTGATGTAACAAGTCTGTCTGACTTATGAACTGGAGCAATCACTTTACAAGGTACACGACCTTTTAACGCAATATAAGGATGCGTGTCATCGTCACCGGCCGCATAATTCATCTTGAACGCAGGCTTGGTAGAAATTATTCCAGCAACATGCGGACATGCTCTTGCTGAAGTTACTGTAACTTCTTTTGAACCACCAATAATTACAACAGTACCTGTAGTATATTTGGTATCCGCTTCGTATCTTTCTGCAATGTCAGCAAACGTAGCTTGCATAGAACTTGTACCTTCTAGCGACCACTGACCAACTATTTTACCATTTGAACTTTCTAATGCACCGGCTTGAAGTTGAGGACTACGTACATACGCGGCAAGCAATCCACCGGTGTCAGTTCTTTGAGCAATAGTGTTGTTAGTTGCATTAGAAGATGCGCCTAAATAGCTTGAAGATGTTCCACTGCCTAATAGTGTACTTGCTTGAATAGACGAAGAAGTCCCTACACGCCAATCTCCAGTTAGGTAGGCAATGCCGCCAGTACCAGCATTAACTCCTGCAACAGTTAGAGTGCCGTTTGATTGGCGTTGTGCGATACTTAACCCTGTTTCATCTATTTTTGCATGTACAAATGTTGTATTATCATAACTTTGTAAATTTACTGCGTTGGTTGCTGTAACTGCGGTAGTTGCAACAACGCTACCACCTACAATACTAGAACCTGCAGATAGTGTCCAAGTTCCTTGTATTGTACCATTCGTGGATGTTGAAAGAACGCTGGCATACAAATTCTTTATATAGCCATTTCTAAATCTATTTGTTTCTGTTCCAAGATCTACAGGAATACCAGTAGGTGTAGATGGGTTCCCTAAACCTTTATTTGGAACTAGGGCAATAAAACCAACTCCGGAATCGATTGCTAACAAATTAGTAAATGTTCCGTTATATTTTCCGTTGAAGTTGATGTTTGTCGCTTGTAGGTTAGTTAAATTAAGTTGATCATTACCGATTGCAGGATCTACATTTAAACGAATAACTTGATTTAAACCAATAGTTAGACCATCGTTGTTATTAATGTTTAAAGATCCACTGAATGCCGCAAATTCATCTCGACGAATGTAGTTTTTAGCATCGTAGAATACGTTTTCTCCCAACGCATCTCTTTCAACCATTCCCCATGAAGACCCTGCCGCACCAAAGAAAATCCATTGATTATTTTTTGCAGGAAGTGCTCCGATAACAGTAGTATCTTTAGTTCCCAGTACTGCGGTAGTTCCAGGCAATGTAATGCCTCTAGCAACGTTTCCAAAAAATTGTTCTGTGACAATAGTACTTTGACTATTAGGAGTAAATGCATTCGGTGAAAATATTGCAGTCATTGTGCCCGGGCCAGAGCCCACACTTGATTGTAAAACAGTATATGAACTACCGATACTATCTTGTACTACTATACCTGCAACTTGAGACTGCAATGCGGTCACTGCTTTTTCTGGTCCGATCATAACATAATCAGAACCATTATAAACATATAATTTTTGATTTACTGGATCAAACCATTGATCCCCTATTCGTAAATCGCTAGGACGTTTATTATTAGTATCAGTAACTGTTAGACTTTTAAACCTAACACCATCAAATACTTTTAATTTTAGTACCCCTGTATCAAAATACAGTTGCCCTGTTAACGGCTTTTCTGGAATCTTTGAACTTGCAAAATTTTCTAATAGCTGTAGGAAATTTTCGTTAACTGTTTGGCCGTACCCTGCATAGTTTTTACCTACAAAAGTTAAGTCCGTAGACGTTTCAATTGCGCCATCTTGAATGATTGCAAGTGTTGTTCCGTTAGTTTTTCTTAGTGTATATGGCATAGTTTTAATATTTAATTATTGGTAATAGTGCAACGTTACGTGGTCTAGTTTCTGGCTCGCCGCTAATTGTTACGCCATCAAAATTAAGAGCATCCGTAGTTAACCAAAGTTGTCCGCCTCCGCCTCCCACTGATCGGGCATCGTATCCAAATTGGGCAAGACTTTTATTTGGCCATCCTGATGTATTTCCTGCAAAGGTTAATTGATCGTCGCCTGGCATTGCATGGTAATGTTGTGGTAATTTAGATTGTTCACCTTGTGCGGCACCAAAAATACGACCGGAGTCAACACCTCTGCCGGCATCAAATCCTCGAATAAATTCGCCTCGTAAATCTGGCAATCTAAAATTAGCACCTGATCCACCATATGTATATCCAATTGCATTGAACAGTCTTTGATATGTTGCAACAACAAGAGAGCTTCCGTCGCATACAAGGAATCCTGCAGGGCAGTTACTTGTTGCTGTATAGAAAACTGTACCAATCGGAACAATATCTAAAGCATTAATTTGATTTTGTAATGTTTGCTGAAGTGCCGCGATTTGCAAAATTATGCCGTTACGCACAGAATCAACATAGGCTTTAACGGATCTTTGGGTAGGTAATCGCGAATCGCTGTTTGAAGTTAATTGCGCATCTCTATCAAAGCGGCTAATGGTATTACCAAAACTGTCCAACAACTGCTGTACTGTTGCGTTCAGTGCGCCGACTGTTGCTGTTTCTGTCTCAACAGATTTTGTATATATTGTATTATATGTCTTTGCAGGATCGCCAATATTATATTGGTTATCTATCGCTGGAACTATAGTCCCGTCAACTGTAAGTTGTCCTGTTACATTTAGGGCAGTATAAGGATCGTCGGTTGCAATTCCATTAGTGTAAACTATTTTAAATTTTCTAGTAGATGCTCCGAGGTCATTTGTACTATCAACCCTAGGTAAAAATTCAATAGCAGAGTCTAATGCCCAGTTTCCTTTTATAAATCCCTGGTCAGCACCCGAATTTATACCAAAAGTATAAATGTCTTTAAATCTTAAAGATGCTTTACCTAAATTGTTGCCGTTATCGCTGTTCGGGTTAAACTCGGCGTCTTGCGCAAGACTCCATACTCCGCTAATCGATGAGCCTAATAGTGGACCGCCGGAATTTAAAGTTTTAGTATAGACATTATTAAATTTATATGCCGCGGCGCCAAGGTCTTGAGTATTTGTTACATTAGGAACTACCGATTCCCCGTTATAGATTAACGAGCCATTGTAACTAGCAAAAGTAATAGTTCCTGCACCGTGACTTAGTTCTAGTGTAGGAGGAAAGCCGCCGCCGAAACTTTGAAACTTGATTGCACTATTGCCCGCAGATCCAAATTGTAATAGTTTGAAATCATCAAAAATCCAATTGCCAGTAATATGTTCGTCTTGGTCACGTCTCGGATATGATTCGTCTAACTGCTCAACTATGCCGTGGAATAATACATCAGTAGTTGTGGTACTGTATCTAGTTAGATTATTATAATTTTTTAATGTAAGCCCGCGATAAACTCTACTAAATCCCTCTGCAGATAGAGTAACGCCTCCTATAAAAGACTGGCCACTTAATATAGCAACTGTTTCATCGTCGACTATCATTTTAATTACTGGTTTTTCTTGTAACCCGTTATCAAGTACGACTTCAGAACTCATTCTAGTTTTTGCAAATCCGGGCGCGGCCTCCGGACCAATTAAAGAAAATCCAGTACCAGTATTAATAAACAACTGGCCTTTATCTGTATTATACCAAAAATCGCCTTCTAAGTTTGCTGAAATTATCGCGCCGCTAACCATCGAAGAGTCAGATGATGTTGAGGAAACTAATGTAACGCCAATTGGTCTCCAAGAGCCGCCGTCGTATACCATTGGCCGCAACCTCTCAGTTGCTTTATCAAACCATAATTGTCCTGCTAAGGGGCTTGCGGGAGGTGCTGTTCTAGCAAAATTTTCTAATAAGTATAGAAAATTTTCGTTTTGCTGGGCACCGTATCCGGAAACATTTTTTCCAATAAGATTAATACTTAAGGTAGTATTATCAATTAAGTAGTCATCTAATGCTACTAGTTGTGTTCCGTCCGATTTATAAATGTTATACGCCATTACTATTTCCTATTACGGTATAATTTGATCAAAGACCCACTGTCTACCAATTGCAAAGAATTGTCTAACTTCCTGACTGCTTACAGGATAAGTTACTGGGCTTGTTACTTGTACAGTTACCGCTGTTAATACACTAACGGCATTAGTTACGTTATTTTTATCTACTGTTTCTACAGCGTAATTATTATTACCAGTTACAGTCCATGACGGAATTGCAAAGAACATACAATTCACTCGAACCCTTGCTTGATCAGGAATATAATACGTGTCCAACGGATTAGACACTAATGGCAACATTCTATTTAAAAACTGTATAACAAATAAATTAACGTCGCCGATTCCTGTAACATCTAGAGAAAATACAAAACTTGTACTATTTTTTAACCCTTGTAAATTATCAACATAGTATTTTGTAACCGCAGAACTTGTACTGCTACTTGGTGTTGTTGATGCTAGGTTATAAATTTCCTTTCCGCCGGCACTAATCTTTCCAATTCCCAAATTAGCTAATACTAGATCACTGCCATTAACTGTATTAATTGTCGAGGTAGAAATTGTTATATTACCAACGTTAAGTTGTGTTAAAAGACCAACTTGTGTTAAATTAGGTGCTTGGGTAACATAAAGTTGACCACTATCAAGAACCTTTGTATTATTAATATAATAGCCTTTATTGGCTACAAGGCCAAGATTATCATTAAACTCCCAACCTGGTATTCCGTTTCTGTAAAAAATATTATGATCGATGGTACCATGTAAAGTAATGCCGCCGCCTTCAATGCCTGCATCCGGTAAAGATCCTGCAGGAGATGCTAGCTCAATGTTAATATCATTGACTACAAGATTATTAACTGTAACATTGGTTGCAGTATTTTGAACAAACAAGTTACCTCGAATTATTACGTTACCTTGCACATCAAGATTTGCTTGAGGATCATCATTCCATATACCAACACGCTTGCCTGCCGGATTAACTGTTACTGCGGAAACTGTACCTTCAGTTGAGCCGTTAACTAAAATTTTAAGTTTAGTGTCAACTAACATAGAATGAATTGTTGAAACATCTGCACTGGTCTCATCAACATATAATTGAATATTTTGAAATTCACCAATAGACAGTCCACCATTAGAAAGAATTCCTAACTGTCCGTCTATTACTCCGCTTGTATCGTTTCTTAAAAATTGGGTGCTATCAATGGTACCAATTGATGTTGCATTAGTTGCCGTAGCAGTTATTCTAATACCAGGAATACTGTGATTAAATGTTAGGCCTGCCCAAACTTTTGCAATACCGTTATATGGTGTAGCAGGAGTAAATGTGACTTCACTTAGAATTGCAATCAACACTCCGTTGTTATACAAACTAGA